CCCGATACCGGGCGCGATGGGCTATGCGTGGTACTGGGGCGGGACGACCGGTGCGGCGAGCCTGACCCTTGGCGCGATCACGAACGTCAATTCGGTGAAGGTGACCACGCTCGCAGGAACGGGGACCCAGACTGCTGACTTGGTCGGTGACGACGACTACTCCACGAATGATCTCCTGTTCGACGGGATACTGTCGCTCATCTGCGGGGCGGGGCAGTTCAATCCTCCGGCTGGTACCTCCGGGGCGTACGTCGTGAACAACGCGACTGGCACGCCCGGCACCGGGACCCCGCTCACGTCGAACGACGCTGGCGGGATAGTGGAGATCGAGGTCGATCTGAAGTGGTTCTGGGACAATTACCGCTTGGGTCCGACCCATATGCTGGTCAACGCGCAGGAACTCGCGAACATCAGCACGAAGTGCATAGCGGGTGGATCAGCGCCGTTGTTCAGGTTCGTACTGGACAACGTCAGCGGCACGCCTGCGGTGTCGAACCTGACGGTCGCGGCTGGCACCGTGGTCGGGAACTACCTCAACAAGTACACGATGGACGGGGGACAGTTGGTGAAGGTCATGCTTCACCCCAACGTCGCACCGGGCACGATGGTGTACCTCTGCGAGAAGCTTCCTTACCCGCTTTCCAACGTCTCGAATCCGATGCACATCAGGTACCGTCGGGACTACTACCAGATCGACTGGCCCCTCATCAGCCGGAAGCGCCAGAAGGGCGTCTACGCGAGTGAGGTCTTGGCGATGGAGTTCCCCCCGGCGTTCGGGATTCGCTACAACATAGCGAACGGTTGATCCTCCGCCACAACCGGTAAATGGGTGGGGGCCGGGAGCAATCCCGGCCCCCGAACCCGCGAAAGGAGTTCAGGATGAAGTGCAAGGTCTTTTCCGGCAAGGATAGGGTCAGCGGCATATCGGTCGCGAAGCAGCAGTATTCGGCGAACAAGGAAGGTGTCTTCGATCTCCCGCCTGCCGTGGTGAACGAGATCAGCGACAAGTTCAGGCTTGAGCCGATCGCAAGCATCCCGGCCCCGGTAGCCCCCGCTCAGAAGAAGGGCTCCGGCAAGGATGTGCCTGACGCGACACCTGCCGCCCCGCCGGATGCGCCGCCCAGTGATGTCACGGGGAACGCGCCGGATGCACCGCAGGGGCCTACGCCACCGCCCGAGAAATAGTCCGTGGCTGAGGCCCTGAGCGGATCGCTTTCGGACCTCTCAAGCCTCGGCGGGGAGCCGGTAATCATGGGTGAAGTATTCGCGAGTTTAAGCGAAGTCAAGTCGTGGCTGAGAATCACTGTCGCGACAGACGACACGCTTCTGGGGGTCATCAATGACTCCGTTACAGCCGCCATACTGACCTTCCTGAGTCGTGACATCTTTCAGGCCACCTACGACATCAGGCTTAACGGTACGGGCCAGCGGAGGATGAAGCTTCCCCAGTACCCCGTTACTGCCGTGTCCTCGCTGAAGATCGACGAGGGCGTCATCGCCCCGACATTGTCGTCCACGGGCATTGGGTTCATGTTCGACGAGAAGACAATCTACCTCATGGGCGACAGCGTCTTCACACGGGCATTCCAGAATGTGCAGGTCGGCTACACCGCTGGCTACACCGCCGGGACCATGCCCGACGACTTCAAGCTGGCGGCGCTACATCAGGTCGGTCACGAGTACCGGATGCGGGAGAGGATCGGCGAGCAGTCGAAGATGTTGGGTCCGGGCCAGACCGTGAGCTACATCATCGACGAATTACTGCCGGTCGTGAAGGGAAAGCTGGAACGGCACCGTAAGGCCGCTCCCGTCTGATGGTATCCCTTCTCCGTGTCGAGGTGCATGACAGCCAAGTCAGGGCCGCGCTCAGCAAGATGAGCCCCGAGATCGAGGCCGCGGTCGCACGCAGGATGCCCCGGTTTCTCGTGCGCCTTCAGGAATATATCAAGGTCCAGAAGCTTTCCGGGCAGGTCCTGAATCGCCGCACGTCGAAGCTGTCTGACTCCATTCAGTGGCAAATGGAGGTCCAGACAGGGACAAGGATCGTCGGGCGCGTCATGACGGGCAAGGAAGCCCCTTACGGTGTCACGCATGAGTTCGGTGGCGCGATCACGGTACCGGCCCATACGCGGATGATGGTACAGGCATGGGGAAGGCCGATCACGCCGCAAATGGTCAGCGTCCGGTCTTATGTCGCCAACTACCCCGAACGGTCGTTCATGAGGACGGCGCTCCACGAGAAGCAGGATGACTTCCGGAACACGATCGTAGGCTCAATTAAGTTTGTGAACAAGCATGCCGCCGCTTAACATTCGCGAGCCCATCTTTGAGGCGCTGACGGCAAAGCTCCACGACGCGCTCGTGCCGGTGCAGGTCAAGGCCGTGTCGCGGGTCTGGAAGAACTGGGCCGATATGGACGAGATACAAATGCCCGTCGTCTACATCGTCGAGACGGGAGAACGCACCGTTACCGAGAAGGGACGGCCCCGCGCCCTCTACCTGAGTGCCGACCTTATCATCTACACGGGCCGGGGCCAGCAACCAGAGATCGTGCCCTCAACGATCTTCAACCCCATCATGGACGAGATCGAGAAGGCGCTGGCATCCGACCCGGTGACGGGCGTTCAGGACCTCGGCGGGCTTGTCTCGCACTGCTGGATATCGGGCCATACCCTTATCGCTGAAGGAACATTGGGACCGATCTCGGTCGTGGTCATGCCCGTCGAAATCCTGACATCAGCCAGCTTCGATACGACACCCGGCGCATTCTGGTTCGACTCGGGCGAACTCTACATTGAGCCGGTCGTCATGGGGGGGCAGGGCACTCCCACTGATCCCACGCCGATCAAGGTCGGGAATCTCAAGGGCGTGAGCATCGAAGCGACGGCAACGGTTGTGAACCTGAGTAGCCAGTTTCAGGTGTCGATGGGTAAGGCGATCTCGGGGCTGGCATTCAAGGGCACGGCCCAGATCGGCGTCTTCGACGGGGCAACGATGTCGCGGGTCATGCTCGGCCAGAATCCGACCGCAACGGCTAGGGCACTGCACAGCGCCGACTACACGATCCCGTCCGGTGGGGGCACGATCACGGTGGTGCCCCCGAATGCTGGCACCTACAACCGGGACCTCGGGGCGATCTACGCCGCGACGGGGTTGCGGCTGGCCCGGATTACCGCCGGGAATCCCGCCGCCGGGCAGTATAAACTGGCCGGGAACATCTACACCTTCGCCGCCGGGGATGGTGAGAAGGTCGTGCGAATCTCCTGCCTTTACGAGCAATCCGGAACGGGTCTGGAGATCACGAGCCTCTACAAGGGAATCGCCCCGCACTTCTTCATGGTCCTGTCAGGGACATACGACGGGAAAAAGACTACACTTGTATTGGAGTCAGTGGTTTCGTCTCGAATGCAGATTGTTACGAGTCTTGAGCAGTTCGCGCTCATGAACTTCGAGTTCGAGGCTTTCGCGGGGCCGACTGGAAGGCTCGGGACTCTCGGGTCGGTCTGATAACTTAAGGAGGCTACACCATGTCTCAGGACATCACTAAGGTTCGACTGATAGGCCCCGCCCAGATAACCGTCGGGGGTACTGACCTCGGCCACACCGACGAGAAGGGCATAACACTTGAGGTCAAGGGCCAGTTCGTCGAGGCCTTCGCGGGAAAGTATGGCAAGGCGGCATCCGTCCAGAAGTGGCTGAACGGCCAGACCGTCGATGTCACCTTCAACCTCATCGAGTCCAATATGGACGCGCTGGTGAAGGCCCTGCCGGGCGCGACAAAGGTCACGAACGGTGGCTTCTCGAAACTGACGTTCGGGAAGATGGGGGGGACGCTCCTTGCCGCCGAAGTACTGCTCATGGTGCCGTTCCAGAGCGCCAACACGCCGGGATTCAACATCAAGGCGAACCGGGTCGTGCCGGTGGGCGACTTCTCGCTGGTGTTCTCCGGCGACACCTATAACGTCTACGCCTGCAAGTTCTCGGTCCAGATCGACGAGGCTTCCGGCGCTGACGGCTCGTACCTGCTCACGTTCGGCGACGACACGATCGTCACGGACCCTGCGGCCCCGACCTTCACGGTTGTCCCCGTTGATGGGGCCCCCGCCGTCGATGTCGATACGAGCGTCATATGGACGGCGTCGAAGAATCTCGATCCGGGAACCGTCAACGTGAACAGCGTCCACCTGATAGAGGACCCGCTCGGGACCGCTGTTGAGCGTCCCTGTGCGGTCACGCTGGCGAACGCTGGTGCCGCGACAACGATCACGGCGGTTCCGGCGACGCCGCTGACGGCGGCAACGGACTACGTCGCGGTTCTGGAGTCCAGCATCAAGGGCCAGAACGGCGTCGCGATCACAGCGAAGATAACGGATTTCCAGACCGCCTAAAGGGCGAGACAGGAGTTCTTCATGGAGCCCGAGATACTGC